ATCAGGTCATTTACAATCAACATAAAGATTATCTACAATTGGAAGAGATTCAGACCGTTTTTCTAGCCTGTTCTGGGCAATACAGCCGGTTCTATTACGACGATCCAACAGACAATTCCCGCACGGCGCAAGTAATTGCGACTGCGGATGGAGTCAGTCCTACGTTTCAGATCATTCGAACTCTTGGGGGTGGGTCATCGAGCTTGTCCGAACCTGTTGGCGGGCTTAATGCGACGAAACCATATCAATTCTATGTCAATGGCTCGCCCACCGCTGTTACTCTTGCCAACTTCAATCGAACGATTACGTTTGCGTCAGCTCCAACAGCGGGGGCTTTAATCACCGGGGATTTCTACTTCTTCTATCTCTGTCGGTTCCTGACCGATATGAATGATTTTGAGCAGTTCTTAACCAATCTTTGGACTTTACGATCATTGAAATTCCGGTCGGTTAAGGATTTCGATGGTGGAATTGCGGGGATGCCGCCAACATGAAGCCAGTTTCTTCGACGTTTGTGAGCTTCATCGCCTCGTCCCAACAGATGCCATTTTGTGAGCTTTATACGTTCGAGTTTGCAGATGGGAGTTTTGCATATTATACCGACTTGGACAAAACAATTTTCTATGGGGGAAATACGTTCCTTGGAAGTTCGCTGAGGATTGAAGGATTAAGATACAAACTAACCAATACGTTTGAGGTTGATGAACAAGAGGTGCGGATCAGTGCGTTTCCCGACGAAACTCTGGGCTCGGCGGCGTTTTTCACAGCGGTCGGGGGCGGGTTATTGGACAATGCGAAACTCACCCGACAGAGAGCGTTCTGGGATCCAAGTTCGGATCAGAGACCGTTCATTGTATTTCAAAATGCCCCGTTGGAAGTGGTGACGTTGTTCACAGGGTTTGTTTCTACGATTACGAAGCTGGGACAGACACACGTTGAGTTCAAAGTCAAGAGTCCGCTTAGACTTTTCGACATGGATATGCCCAGAAACAGTTTCTCGCCGGGATGTTTGTGGACTCTATTCGATGCGGGCTGCACTTTGAACAAGGCATCGTTTACAACGAGTTTTGTAGTAGCAAGTGCGAACCAGGTTACTGTTATTCCAACAACTTCCTTCACTCAAACCGGGGCGGACGGAATACCGAACTATTATCAGGGGAGGTTGCACTTTCTTTCCGGAGTCAATGCTGGGCTTCAGGTTGTTATTGCCAACAACGATGCAACACAGTTTAATCTTCAATATCCGCTTTATGCAATTCCAAACCCCGGCGATACGTTTGAAGCGAGCGTTGGGTGTTCGAAATTGGACTCGACATGTTCCGCGAAATTCTCAAACCTGGCTAATTTCCGAGGGTTTCCGCGAGTGCCTCCGGTGGTGGTGAGCATCTGATGACTGAAGATGAAGAAAGAGCCCTGGTTGTCAAGGAAGCTCAGTCTTGGCTTGGGACTCCATACATTTCTAATGGTGCGGTCAAGGGAGCTGGAGTCGACTGCGGGATGCTTCTGGTTCGGGTTTATGTGGATGCAGGATTGATAGAGGACTTTGACCCGAGACCTTACCCCGCTCAGTGGGCGCTTCATCAATCGGCGGAAAGATACCTTGAAATTGTCCAGTCCTATGCTCATGAGATTGACGGACCTCCCCTTCCTGGCGACCTGGCCTTGTTCCGTTTTGGCAAATGCTGGGCACACGGGGCGATCGTTACTGACTGGCCCAATATCATCCATGCCAATCCAACGATAAATTCCCAAGCACCCTGTCGGGTTGACAGTTGGGAACGGAACTCGGACCTAAATCGAAGAAAGCCCAGATTCTTTTCTATTTGGCCAAGGGTCTGACTCTATGGGATTCCTCTTCGCAAGAAGTAAGAAAACTGTTCCGGAACTAACCGGGCTCCAGATCCAGACTGCTGTCAACGTGATGCCCATTCCGATTGTGTATGGGTGTCCAAGAATCCCGATGAATATAATTTATGTCAACGGGTTCAAGGCCGTTGCACAGAAAGCCTCGGGAGGAAAAGGACTTCTTTCTGGAGGAAAGGGCCAGACAACCGGGTATAAATACTACGCAACTTTCATCGGGGCGTTGTGTGAAGGGACGGGAGGAAATATCCTAGTTGTCTTTGACGACCAACAGACCTATACCACCACTACCGCTCCTGATGGAAAGATTTTTCAGAGTTTTGATGGAAGCCCGACGCAATTACCCTGGACTGTTGTGTCAGGATCGTGGCCCGCTGATGCCTTTGGATATAAGGACACGGCGTACATTGGATTTGGCCCCGATTGGCCGTTGGACTCGTCGGCGACTATTCCCCAGTTGAATTTCGTGTTTCAGGGCGTTCTCTACGACTCCTGTCCGTTGAATTTGTTTACCGCGCCGAACGGAAGTCAATACTTTCTTGACGCCGATCCGGGAACGGTTATTTATGACTTTCTGCTCAATGCAACTTATGGAGTCAATTTCCCGATTGGGATGTTGGATACGGCAACTCTTCTGACCTCTACCGATGGGTTTAATCCTTCCATTGGCGATGCAGCGATTTCAACGTATTGCCAGGCTGTAGGGCTTGGCTGGGCGGTGGCGCTCAACAATGCCGAGCCTGCGGCGAGCATTCTGGAAAGATGGTGCAAGAATCTCGTAGTTGCTCCAGTTTGGACAGGGAGTCAATTGAGATTTGTGCCGTACTATGACACAGCTGCCTCGGCGAATCCAGGTTGGGATTCTGGCGCTGGGATTGCAAAGAAGTATTATACCCCGGAAATTCCGACCTTGTTTGATTTAACCATTGATGATTTCATTCAAGCGGAACAACAAGACGACCCGGTTACGGCGTCGAGAGTAGACATTATCGACATTAAGAATGTCGTTCGATTAGATTTTCGGGACAGGTATAATCTGTTTAATAACAATGTCGCCGAGGCAAAGGACGAGGCGTTGGTTGAACTAGTCGGTCCAAGGGTCGATCGAATTGGAGTCGCGGACGAGTTTTCCCTTCTGACTTATGCTGCTACTAGTGTCCAGATGCAGCTTCAACGAAACGCTGCGATCAGGAACATTTTCACTTTCCGTCTGGGTTGGCAGTATTGCATTCTCGATCCGATGGACATTGTGACGATCACGGAACCGGTTTTGGGTCTGAATCAGTTTCCGGTGAGGATTAAGTCCATCGAGGAAGATGAGAAAGGTATCCTTACGATTGTTGCTGAGGAATTTCGCCTTGGCGCCGGTTCGCCAACTGTCCTTGCTCATGCGGATAATCTGCCTCCGACTCAGTTGCAGTTTAATGTTCCCGCGCCGAGTGTCAATGAGCCGGTTATTTTTGAACCGACAGCTCCTATGCGAACGGCCTTCGGCCTGGCAGTTCCGAGTGTGATGATTGGACTCTCCGGTGGCCCGAGTGGAACCTTTGATCCAAATTGGGGTGGGGCAAACGTTTGGCTGAGTACGGACAACGTTACCTACATTGAACAGCCACCGCCAGTTGTGGGTCCGTCGAGGATGGGAGTCACGACAGCTATCCTCGCTGCGTATGGAGGGGTCAATCCTGATCCTGGGCCATTGAGAGTTGATGTTAGTGAAAGTAATGCGGTTCTTGAGTCGGTAACTTCGGCCCAGGCTAGTGTGGGATTTTCGCTTTGTGCGGTCGTAGAACCTGGTGGGGATTATGAGCTGTTATCTTATACGACAGCTACATTGACCGGTCCTGGAGCATACGATTTAACTGATCTTTATCGTGGACTGTTCGGCACAACTGCTTGTGCTCATCCCTCGGGCTCGAAGTTCATTCGAATTGATCCATCGACGTTTTCGGTTGCACTTCCGACTTCCACGATCGGAGCGATCGTTTATGCTAAGTTTCCCAGTTTCAATATCTATGGCCTTGAGACTCAGGATCTTTCCTCCTGCACCGTTTATACTTATGTTCCGTTGGGAGCAGGATTTACTGTTGCAAACAATCAGATTGTAATTATGCTTCTGGCTGGAATCCCTGTTGACCTGATGACGGTGGTGGCCGATCCATTGGACTTGAACCTTGGCGGCGGTGGAGCCTGTTCGGTTGCGAGTATCGCTATAGACTTGGAGGCTTTGTAAATGGCCGTTGTCTTTCAGCTCCGTCGGGGAAGTACCGCAACCAGGTTGGCCTATACTCCTTTGGTTTCGGAATTGTTTTTCGACACAGACACAAACCGACTTTACATTGGCGATGGAACAACTGCCGGCGGAGTTCTTGTCGGCGGGACTTCTATTCCACTTTCTGTTATAAATAAAACTGCTAACTTCTCGGCTGCGACCGGCGAAAGCGGAACTCGATATACTAATTCTGGTGCTGGGGGAACTGTAATTGGTTCTCTTCCGGCTGCGACGATAGGATTGGCTTTTGCCCTTTCTGTAATCACGGCTCAGATTCTCCGCTTCGCCGCGAACGGAACGGACGTGATAACCTGGGCTGGGACTGATAGTGCGGCAGGGGGTACTATCGAAGGAAATGTCAAAGGATGGTTCCTGTTGCTTGAGTGCCATGCAACAGGTTTATGGACCGTAACGCAATCCCAAGGCGGGTGGACAATAACATGAGAAAGCAGCTTCGCGTTATCGTACTTGCGGGACTATTGTCTGTCGGCCTTGTAGGGGTATTGCTAGCTCAGGTCACCAAAGTAAGCCCGGTTTTGGTGTTTACTTGCTCGGCGGGAAGTTTTGCGTCGGCCCTTGCGAACACGGGAATCTTTACCTGTTCTGCGGGGGTGACGGGAACCGGAACGTCCGGGACTGTTCCTCGATGGACCGGGACTTCAGCTCTTGGAAATTCGTCGTTTACCGATAATGGAACGACGACTACGTT